CGACTCGGTATCGCCGTAGTCGGTCATGTGCGTAGCCTGCACGATTACGGGGTCGAGCTTCTCAAGCTGGCCGATCATCGTAAGCTCAGGCTGCATTACGTTGGACGCAAGCACCGGCCTTTCGAGAAGCCTGTCAAGCTCGTCCTAAGTTACGAGGTAATAGCAGTCAACCGCGCGCCTGGTCGTTACCAGTTTGTTGCCGTACTTGGGATTGCCTCCCATCGCGCGTGTCTGCTTGTCAGAAAGTTCTTTGGTCCCCGTGACGTCCGACGCCGAGACGACAACTATCGCGTCTGGCTTGTCCGGCACCGACTCCTTGAGATATTTCGCGAATCTGCTTAGCTTCATGTGGCTGGTTCCTCTCGTTTATTTACGCCCATCTGTCTTGCAGAAAGCTGGATTCGTGATATAATAGCGTACGAGATGGAAGAGAAAGTCTACAGCATCACGGAAATCAAGAACCGGTCGGTCAAGCTGGTCTGTGCCGTCGGTGAACGAGCATTCAAGAAATACGAGCACTACGGCGAAATTTGGTCCAGAGTCAAGATTCACGAAGACCTTGGCGGCAATGGCCGGCTAAGGTTTGAGCTGCCTGGAAAGCATCTGGGGATAGCCATAGAGCCTGTCAACGTATTCGCCGAACGCGTAAAGAGCGTCTACAAGGCTAAGCGCAGGCCGTTCTTGAAAAACGGGAAGTTTTCAGGCTTTCCGAAAGGATTTCTGAAAACTATGGAATTCCAGCAGATTTCTGCTTAGTTCAGCAGTTTTTCTCGTTCCAGGAATTCCTGTAGAAGATTTCCCTCGACGATGGCTATATGCTCGTCGTCTTCCAGGTTCAGCTGAAGATCGCGGAACAAGAAAAATATGCCGTGTACTATCTCGTGCGCAACTATTGAGACGAAATACGACAAAGACTCCAGCTCAGTATATTCTGGACGCAGAACTATCGCTACGGTATATTTGTCGAGCTCGAACGTAAAACCAGGGTTCTCAAAGCATTCCTGGAATACAGACTGTATCTCCTGCTTGAACTGCTTCTCGCTCTAAGGAACAAATCCAAGCTTCTCGAAATCCTTCAGTGCGTTCTTGACCTGTTTCTGCAGGTCATTTCCCCTAGCCATGACAAAATAGACGTCACAGTGCAGTTCAGGCAGCGTCGTCTTGAAGGATCTGAGCTTTATGTTACGTTCGGCCATACATAGATATTTACGGCCGGCTAGCTGTCAATGCATGTCAGGCTTCTTGAGCGGATTAGCCAGATACTGGGCGATCACGTTCTTCGATTCTTTTATCTTTTGGTCGGTCAGCTTTTTGTCGTTCTTGACTAGCAGTGTCAAGTTCCTGTCGATGTTCTTGAGCGACTTGGCTATGCTCACGAGAGCTTCTTCTGTCAGCGTCATGTCATGTCTCCTGTCAGTACCACTGTGGATCTTTCACGTCGTATAGATACTCCGTGTCTATCCAGTCGCCGTAAGGCGTTCCGGCTAGCAGCCTGCCCTGCGACCACTTGAATTCGTCTACAATGATCCTGGGATAGCCTTCGCCGCCGGAGTACTCGTGGACGGTCTTAGGCTTTAACACATAGAACTCAGTGCTTGAAGGGTCGAGGTCTAGCGAGTAGAAATCCTCAAACTCGTCGACAGGGATGACCTTCCATCCTGCGTCTTCCCACCCCTGCCAGTGCACGGCCGCGCAGCGGACGCCGTCTTTGTCAACTAGTCCGTAGATAGAGTACTCGCGAGGCTTGCCTATGCTGTCTTGCTCGTTCCTGCACTTCACGCGCTTTATCCCGGGAACTGCCATGTCAGCGCTCGTGCCGACGTAGTCTATCATATCGGAAGCAGCCTTGCAGCCATGCCTGAACCACTTAGCGAGCCTTCTCAGAATCTTCTTGATCATGTCTCGGCCTTTCAAAGCGCGTCGATGTCATATTCCTGCTGGTTGCGAGGGTCAGAAGACTGGAACCTCGTCGCTTCGATATATCCCTTAAGAGGCGACAGCACGCATTTCTCGAACATCACGGAATAGTCTACCTTGAACACCTGGTCGAACTCCTTCGGCCACTGCCCGTCCTTAAACGCCATGCAGTTGATGCCGTACGCGTTGTTCGGGCAGATGTAGACGAACCGGACCTTGTCGCCGACGATGATGGACTCGTACTTGTCCGAGATGTTCAGACCTTGCTTGGAAATCATCGAGTTGTAGTAGCTGCAGGCTTTGGATATGCCGGTCGCGCCTTTCTCCATTGTCAGAAACCCCGTGCTCTGGCGCTCTGTGTTGTAGCCTTTCCATATCGCGAGGTCCTGGACTGTCAACTTGCAAAACCGGTCGTAGACGTCGTTGATGTACGCTCGGAAGTCCTTCTCCTGCCAGCCGCTGCACAGTGTGTTCTTGTATATCTCGCCGAGGAACTCTTTGACCTTAACCGGCACTGAGCCTTTCTTCAGCTCTATGCCGCTGTACTTGATCTTATCCACGATTTCGGGTCCTTCGCTCAGGATCTTGTGCACGGCGTAGTGCTTCTTCGCCTCGTAGATGCCGGTGTCGGCGATATACTCGAGCGAATACCTCAGCACCTCAGGATGCTCTGTCCTGCATACGTCGCGCATAAGACCCTGCACGTACGGGTTGAGCTCGTCTTCCACAAAACCATTCGCCTCTTTCCAGAGCGCGAGCTTGTCTTCGTCAGACCACTTCGAGATGTTCTCGTCGAGTCCTTTGTCTTCGCGCATCTTGGCGACCATCGGCGCCATCGATACGAAAAGGCTGTCAGTGTCGCCAGATATGACGTACTGCGGCTGGCCTTCGCGCATGATGGCATACTTTGTCCCGTATCGCTCGTTGAACACCTTGGCGATGTACTTTGACGAGCTGATGTTGCAGAACTTGCCAACTCTCGTAATGGTCTGCGCGAGATCGATGTTGTAGAGAGGCGAGAACCTGGTGCCGTGGATGCCGTAAATCGAGTTGATCATTATCTTGATGGCCTGCTGGTTGGCGTCAAGGTTCTGTATCTGCACCTTGACCTCGGCGACCTTCTCAGCAGGAACCTCGTTGTTGTACAGCGCGAGCTCGAGCTTCTGCATGGCCTTCTTAGTCTGCTTCCTCAGCCCGTAGAAGTGCTTGCACCATGCGGAAACGACGCCTTGCTTGACGCTGTGCTTGAGGAACAGCGTATTGTTCCTGGTGAATATGCACTTCTCGTCAATGAGCTTCAGTATCTCCTCCCGCGACACGATCTTAACAGGGCCGTCGTTCGCAGGCTTGAACCTGAACTTGACGATGGATTCGTCGGAGAGGTCTATCGGCTCGTTGTCCTCGACGGCCTTGATCGCCGTAAGCTTGCCGACGTACGTCTCGGGAGAAAGGTTCACAGACCTGATAGTCGACGGATAGAGACTGTTGAAGTCGACGACCTTTATGCCGTTGCGGTAGAGTCCTTTGATAGGCTCGAACACGAACGCGCCTTCGTACGACTCGGCTGGCTTCTCCTCGTTGAGGTACGACTGCATGACGTCTCCGGTCAGAAACTTCGAGAACGCCGTCAGCGATCCGACGAGATATCCCACGGAGGAATAGATAGAAGCGCAGTTGCAGAGGCCCGCTGACGTAATGGCTCTCGCGCGAGGGGCCATGTTGAGCTTGGTCTCAATCTTCATCGTAAGGTCTACGTCTCGGACGTTGTACTCGTAGAACTTCTGCCAGTCTTTCTGGTACAGGTCCTTGAGCGTGCCCTTGTACTTGATCTTGTGCCCGCAGCCTTCGTGCTCGCCCACGTTGTCGAGGCTGTACCCGCCGTCGAGCGAAGACCCGGCGATCTTGAACTTGTCGCGGTAGAGAACCAGCCCGTCGGCGATGAACAGCCCCTTGACGTCGAGCTCTATCTCAGCCTGCACGTTGGCGCGCTCGTTGTCGTGGTTGACTTCCTTGATCCGGCACCCGCCCGGCATCGGGGACAGCCTGTCGGCCTCGTCCTTGCCGAGCACGTTCTCTATACGCCTGTAGAGATACGGCATGTCGAACGCCTGTCCGTTCCACGTGAAGTTCACGTCGGCGCGGTTCTTCTCGTTCCAGTCGAGGAAGTGCCGCAGCATCGCGTTCTCGTCGTCGTTGAAGCAGAAGATCTCGAACTTGTCCTTCGGATAGGCCTTCAGCGGGTTCTCCCATATGACGTTGCCAGACTCGTCTAGCTCGTCGTGGAACTCCGCCACGGCCGGCTGCAGGCTCCACGTGTAGAACTTCTCGGTCAGCGTATCGTACACGGTCATCATGTTGATGCGG